TAGATGCGACAACGAATGCTTTTAAACAATAACAGAGGAATTAAAAGAAATTATAATTTTATCTTCATCATAAGAATTTATTGGTGAACGATGTTTCCAATAAGAAGGTATAGTAAGTATGTCACCTTCCTTAATTTCTGCAGTAAATCTTTCTCCAAAATTATCTATTTCTGTTTTTACAGATCCTTCAGGTAAATTAATATAAAATATATTTGAGAAATGACACTTGCCGTGTATGTGCCATTCATGGAAATCATTTTTTTTATAAATTTGAAACCAAGTATGTTCTAAACCTATTGTAGTTTTAGTCTTGTCACAAAATTCTAGATGATACCCAGGGTAAATATTATCAACAAAATATTTATAATAATTTCTAGTGAAGCCTGGTGGTAAATTATAATCTTGATGATAAATTCTTTGTTCATTTGAACACAAACTATTGACTGGTATTTCGTAAATAAGTTTTATTAATTTATTTTTATGTTCAGAAAAATTTGGTACAGGGTAGATAAAGTAATTTTTGTCTAGAGACATAGATAGCCTAGAGTATAATTGAAAAAAAATAATTAACCAGCTTTAACTGGCTATATCTAAAAGACCTGTCTTAGCGTCTTCAACACTTTGATCATTAATCTTTACTTTAAGATCTTTGATCTTGATATCAATCCACTTCATATCAGGAGTCACTCTTCCCTGATCCAACGCTTGGCTGGCCCATTTGGACTCCAATTGAAGTTTCTCCGATATTAACTTTTGTAGTTGCATTTCGGTCAACCTCCTCAAATGTTAAGAAAGTACGGTCTGAGTAAAAACCTTCGTCCGCACCTTCAATTTCTCCTGATTCAACGCCATTTGCAAACGTTTCAAGAGCTGCTTTATCGTTCTCAGCCTCAAGCATCTTATTAAAATACATATTTTTACATCTTGCTTGGACGCGATATAGCTTCATGTAGTATTATATATCAAAAAAGGAGAGATAAACAAGCCCTTAGGTCGTTTCTTCGGCATACGGGTTGCAGCCAAACTTTATATAGATTTGTTGTTCATTTACATCTTGACGGCCTAATTCTTCAATTTTATTTAAAGACATAGTGTAACCGTCTATCATGCAATCGTAAGCATCATTATAGATTGTTGGGTTTTGATAAGGGGGTAGACATTGGTTCCCAACACTAGTGCATATTAATAAAGTTAATACAAATTTCATAAAAATCCTATATTATCCTATATAATTTAGTCCTTGCATATCCCATGAAAATGTTTATATAGGTTAGATGCTTTTTAAAACAACTAACAAAGAGGATATCATGAAAAGTAAAGAAGATATAGATGCGTCAACAGTGGAAGCTTTTGATGTGACAAGAAATCGTCCAGGTTGGATGATGGACAAACCAAAAACCATTGAGAAAGTTCACATTTTTTCTGTGACCTTTGATGAGGGAACAAAGGAGTTATCTCTTATTGTCAATGGTGATGTCTACAGGAAGATGCCTGTGAAAGATAAATTATCTGGAACAGTAAAATTTCATGAAGGCATTGATCAAATGATTAAACTATTTAGAGACTGGGGTTTTTATGAAAACTCTAATTAGATCAGACTCTGATGTGTTTAATGCTTGGTCGGACAAGGTACATAAAATACTTAATCAGTTACCTATGATAACGGCCAACGGACACATGCCACTTGAATATTCAGATGAAGAATATCAACAGTGCATGAAAAAACTTCAACAGTGTGCAATGAGATTTGAGGATTTACCAATATATCCTATCAATGAAGAAACTGCACGAAGGTTGATTGACGACCAACTAGTGGGGTTGAATGACAAACCAGATTATTAGTTTTTTGTTATTGATAGCACTACTAGTGATACCACCAAAAGTAATATTAATTATTTTTGGAATATTAACATATACAATCTTGTACTAACCAAGGAGGAAAAGATGACAAGAGCAGTAAATAATAAATTTTTTGAAACTAGAGATTATTCTATTTTTAAAAAAGTTAGAGGGAACAGACCTGTTGACGAAAGTCACGTGAAGCAATTAAAAAAATTAATTGCAGACAAAGATCTTATGGATCCTATACGTGTAAATGCAAACAAAGAAGTAGTGGATGGTCAGCATACATTACAAGCAAGAAAAGAATTGGGATTACCAGTTCCTTACATCATAATTAATTCTGATGATCCGCTTGATGTTGCAAGATTAAACCAAGGTCGTAAGAATTGGTCGATGGATCATTTCTTAGGTCACCATTGTGCTAGAGGTAAAATGGATTACAAAATTTGTAAATCTAAGATGCAGCAATATGGTTTCCCAGTTTCGGAAACTTTAATTCTGTTATTAAAAATAACTTCTAGATGGAGATCTATCACTGAGCAATTTAAACAGGGAGATTTTAAAATTCCTGCTGGTGGAATTGCTAATTGTGATAAAATTGGTAGTCAACTTATGCAGCTTAAAAAATATTTTTTAGGTATGGATAATACTGAAAGAAGAATTAAACGTCAGATTATCACTGCATATATTATTGCTGAAAGACACCCACAGTTTAATTTTGATAGGTTTAAAAAAGCCATTAAAACTAAATCTGCATGGTTGATGACTGGGACATCAGCACGTGATTACATTCAAATTTTCCAGAAAATATACAATTCTGGATTAGTCCCAAAAAAAAGAATCAATCTTCTTGATTTCTTTGATACTAGGGAATATACAGAGGAATAGGAGAGATCATGGACATCACTAAATGGAAATCTTGTGCAGTTGATATCGAATCATACACACTGATCAGAGCAATGGGGAAGGCAGGCTTCAGAAGACCTGGATCTATGATTGCTAAATTAGTTGATGAAGAAGTAAAAAAGATAGCTAAAAAAGAGGGGAAAAGCTATCCACAAATGAAAGAGAATTTGCTTAACTCGGGTAAGAAATTACTTAATGGTAAGTAGAATCCTAGGTGTGCCCCCGGGAGACTGGGGGCATTTATTCAATAAAGATATGAAAAAAACAATAAAAGTAGAATTAAACAGAGAAGAATTAAACACTCTCATTAATGGATTAACTGTTAGAGCTTTGAGTGATAACCTTGATGAAGAAGATAAAGCTCTTGGCAGAAAATTATCTAAAGCTGAAAAAGAATTAGAGACAAAATAATATTTGACTTCAATCTAATATTTTAATATTCATTATAAATCGTATTCCTAAGCCTAAAATGAAAAGGTGAGGCTTTCAAAACACCTTATTCTCAATTAACAACGAACGCTAATTTAACTTTAATTTAAGGAGATTTAGTGGGTAAAAATAAAGCTGCTAAAAGCAGTGAAGAAGCATTAACTGAAACATTACAAGAATTAGTAATGATCTGTCCTAATAAAAAAACTTATGACAAGATGACCAGTTTAATGTTTCAGTTGTATTGTGGGAATGACTTTGGTTTAGGAAATTTCAGTTTAGCATTTCTTGACAAAATCGAGGAGTGTTGGCGATCAGGTAGAAAACAAGCTGCTAAAGCTAAAGGTTTAAAACTGGTAGTCACAGATGCGTAACCACGGTGTAATTCCACATCTATATCTTTTCCCACATCGTGGTTATGCTGATGAACAATACAAATCATTCAAAATTAATTGAAGCGTCACTTGACTTTTGTAACTCATTGGACGGCAAGCAACGTACCGAGTTCATTGAGGATGCATTAGATGATTACAAGTGGACCACTTATGTAAGATCTCCTAGAGAGGTACAGAGGCAGTTTCGTGAGTTATTCTCCAAGCTTGTTAAAAACTTTGGGCACTGATATTGCATCAATGGTAATTAACGAGGAAAAGTCTCCAGAACAGAAACTTTTCCAGGCCATAGTATTGCAAGCGTTTGAGGATGCTTTGACTACTCATGGAAGTAAACAGGAGAGTTATTTAAAAAAAGATGCTCATGATTGGTTTTTAGATAATGGCCCTCAGTTTGAAAGTATATGTTGGTACGCAGGTTTTGATCCTGAAATTATAAATGAAAAATATAAAAATTTATTAGAAGAGGGTAAGATAATATTTACTGAACTACAGAAGGACTGGGTTCGGTATCGTGGGTTATATAGGGAGTATCGAGCTGCTAAGACTAGTAGTGAGAGAAGAGAGATAATGTTTAAAATTAATAAAATTAAATAGTCATGGCGGTCTAAAAAATTTCGCTCCTGGGGGAAAACCAGCGAGCAAAGCAAAAATGATGACTAGGAAAAACCCCCAAGAGTGATAAGAGTCTATTAACATAAACCATGTTCTTTATACAACAATACCGGACACCGGACAATTAAATTATACTATATAGATTATACAGACCCCTTATTAATAAAAAGTACCCCAGGGGGTAAAACAGGTGTCCCTGCTGTCCCTATCGGTCTATTAGTAATATGTACCAACGATTTTAGTGTGTTTTAGTGGTGTCCCTGTGGTGTCCCTATGGTGTCCCTAAGGGACACCTCTTGCGGGAACGTTATCGAAAGTTTTTGCTATACTTACTTTTAGTTGAAATAATCTATATAATAAAAATATCATGATGAAAAAATTGCTAGAGAGTGGCTTCAAAGTCACAGCTACCAAAGAAGGCCGTAAAATGGCTAAAGAGGCTTTTCGAAAATTATTTAAAAAACATAAATCAGAGGAAAGAAGAACTAAAAAAACAAAAGGTTTTGTACCAACCATTCCATATAATTTAAAAAAGGCAGATTTGAAGAAAAAAATTAAAGGCACTAAGCTTATAACTCAAGCAGAGATCAAGGCAAATCCTGGCTCAAGAAGAAGAATAATGTTGAGAATTGCGAGAGATAAAAACCAAAAAAGTAAATTCAAAGGGCCAATTATCTATGGTAAAGCATATCAATCAGATAAGGCTGGTAAAAGTTTGCAGATACCTATGATTTCTAAACAACAAAGACGAGACGTACAGGAAGATATATCTCAATCAGTTAGAAAGTTTTTAAAGAAAAAACTTGGAAGAAAAAAAGGTGGTGATATAAAAGTTATGAAGTCAATTGCTAAGAAATTAGATAAAGCTTCAAGAGCTCATAAAGGACAATCAAAAAGATTAAAAAGAATAGTTTCAAAATACGTATAATGGGATTAAAGAAAAAAGAATTAAGAACAGTAGACGATCTGACTCCAAAACAAAAAATGTTTGTGGAGATTTACGTCAAAGACTGGGGATCAATTACCCAAGCCGAAGCTCTTAAACGTGCTGGTTATGTTTGTAAGAATGAAAATGATTATGGTGTGATGGCATCAAGATTATTATCAAGAAAACAAAATCCACATGTTGCTAAATACTTCGACACAAGATTTCAAAGAGAACTTAAAATGTATGAAGGTGATAACCTTCGTAGGTTTAAGAGATTTGATAGACTTGCTGACAAAGCCGAAAAGAAAGATCAATACGCTGCAGCTATAAATGCAGAATACAGATCAGGCCAATTAGCAGGTGCGTTTGTTGATAGAAAAGAAGTTAGAGTAACTGGTTTGGAGGGAATGTCACGTGAAGAACTTGAAAAGAAACTACAAGAGCTTTCCGAAAAAATCGATGGCTACAACGCAAAAACGATCGAAGTTGAGTCCAGCGATGATAAGCAAATTGAAAAAGGCTAGTTGGTCGGAGTGGGTTAAAGTATTCAATGAAGTACATAACTCAACTATGTTCACATCAATCGGTATTATTAAGGTAACTGTGGATGATGAATAAAAAGAAAATATCAATTAATAAAAAATCTAAACATTGGAAGGATAGATTTCCTTTGGTTGAAATAACTTGGCTAGACATTTGTAGCGACTCAGGTTGGCAAAGTATGGACTCACTTACTAAGGCAAAACTTCCTGTTTGTGTAACAAAAGGCCATTTACTGACTCAAAAGAAGGGTATTACAAGAGTGTTTGGAGACTACTCAGAAAACGAAAAAGGAGAGATTGAAGAAATTGGAAATACTACTATAATACCAAATAGTGTTATTGAAAATATTAAAAAACTGATCTAATGCCAAGCGAAAGTTTACTCTGGAAAAAAACCAAAAAAGGACTGACTGATTCATTCCTAACACGAGTAGAATCAACAACAATTAACGGAATCCCTGACATACACGGTGCACATAAGTACGGTGTATTTTGGTTAGAATTAAAATCAGATGAACTCAGTTATCCTGCACTAAATAAGTGGCAGATTGTTTGGATGAACAAATATATTAAAGCTGGTGGTGTCGTATTTATCTTGGAAGAGACCCCCTCGCAGAGGTCTCTTAGACTGTACAGACCGGTGTCCGTGTTCACAGATCCTCGCACTCTGAAGCCCGTTGCCTCGTTCTCGTCTCGTGGTCAATGGCCACGGGTCCAGGAGCAGCTGGAGAAGGAGCTGGTGATGCAGCGTCTCGGGCAATGATCTCGTTCTCGGGACAAACCTCGCTCGTTCTCGTTCACTGGACCAGAGCTGGCCCCTCCTGCAGCTGGTAAGCTGTGGATCCCAGGCACAGCTGAAGCTCGGTGTCGTTTCTCGCCCTCGTTTATTTTCCCTCTTTGTTAGTTAACGGGGGCAAGAAACGGCATCCCCCGTGCAGCTGTTCTCGCTCGTTGTCAAGTATAAAAATCTCGGTGCTCGTTTGAATTTGAGCTGACCATCAGCGCAGTAACTTCAGGACTGGAGCTGTGCAGGAGCTTCTGCTGGTAAAAGCTGTAAAGAAAGGTCTTGACAAATCTCCCATCAGGTCTTATGTAAGGTCTGCGACCCACGTTTACTTCGCTGACATTGTGTTGGAGTAATTACCAAAATAGTCAAGTTGGGCTGTAACGTGGGCGTTAACTAACAAAGGAGGATCTCGATGAAGCTCGAAAAACTAGTAAAAAAAATTAACAAGGAGAATGCGCCACCGGATGGCTGGTCCGCAGCAGATGCTGTCGTGAAGGAAGACAAACCACAGCCTGGTAAGATCTATAGTTTGACTGGCGGGCCCGGCACACCGTCAATTGCAGCTGGTAATACGTGGGCGGAAAGTGTCGTTGAGGAGACTGAAGAATGACGTTCTCGTCAACATTACAGCATGGATCCCAGGAGCTGCTGGTGGCACTGGAGTCTGCAGCGTGAGCTACCTGCTCGGGTACCTGTGTTTGCTTTTACTCTGGCCTTCGGTTACCTTAGCGGTGACTGGCATCCTGGTGCTCTCGCTCGTGGGACTACTATGATGATGCCTCGCTCGTTTGAGTTTGAGCTGGGTCTGTGCAGCGTACTTCAGATTTCAGGAGCTGGGCGCAGGAAGTTCTGATGGTGCCTCGCTCGTTTGAGTTTGAGCTGGGGCATCTGACCCGTGCTTCAGAGTTCAGGGGGGCGCTGGAAACTCTTGTGGTAAGTTTGGTGGTGAGGTCGCTCTTTAGAATGGTTCTAAAATATAATTGTTGCATTGGTCGGTGGGATTTGATAAGACAACGAATCAAACTTAAAAACTAACAAAGGAGTTAATTATGGGTTTAGACCAACACGCACATCTTCGAGGTCATAAGGTAGATTGGGAAAAATACTACTCGGACAACGAAGCTGATAGTAAAGACGAACACGAAAAGGTTTTCGTGTGGAGAAAACACGCTCGACTTCAACAGTTCATGTCGGCAAAGTGGGACGAACAAAACACCACGCACAAACATGAGGGACATCTAGCACATTTGGGATTTAATGCAGATGAAGAAGCACCTGTCTATATAACTGAAAAGGTCGCCAAAGAGTTAGCCGAACAAATAGAAAAAGGTTTCGCTGACTACGAAGCCGAAGATGGTTTCTTCTGGGGACAACAGTTTCAAGAGGAGAGTGTCAAGGAGTACAAAGAACAAGACATCAAGTTCTTGAAGTTCTGTGAACAAGCAATCAACGACAAAAAGGTTGTTGAATATTGGTGTAGTTGGTAATGCCGAAAGATATTAAACGAGGCGACAATGTCGCCTCGCCTCGCTCTCGTAAGAATGGTCAACTTGAACAAGATAAGATGACTGCACAGGTTGAGCAACTGGCAGGACGTTTGGCAGAAATATTAGGCGAGGAATTTATACAAGTAGAGGTTGAACCAATACTCAATAAATTAAATAAAAAAAAGTTAAATTAGCTATTGCAATAAGTATGGGATTTGATAAGACAAGCAAGTATTCATAAGAATACATAACTTAACAAAGAGGTAAAAATGCAAAAAGCCAAAAAGCTAAAGCAAGAAGAAAAAACTGTTGTTCTTGCTTATGCACAACTAAAGCTAAAAGCAAATAGACTATCGAAAGAGTTAGACACAATGAAACAGAATGTAGTTGATGTGTTCGAGAGGTCTAATCAAAACTTAATCATTGTTCAAGATGAACAAGGCAATAGTTTTGGAATACAAAAAATAAATCGTAAGCGTAAGAAATTTGAAACTGCAAATTTCAAAATGCAACACAATGATTTATTCAACAAGTTCTGTACTGAATTAGAATATCAAGAGTACAAAGCAATAGGGGGGAATGATGACAAATAGTCTAATCAATATTGCCCAAGTATTAGCTGAAAGAGTTGGAGAGAAATCTCCAACTCAATTATCTGATATGCTTGTTGACAATGGTACAAAGAAACAACTCAACTATGAGATTATGTTTCAGTTGTTAATGGGGGAATGTGAAAAACACATATTAGAAAACAATGGTAATGTAGTTGTTGATGAGTTTAAGAATAATATCTTAAACAAGTTCAGTACACTCGTACAACAACTAACACCAACACAAGAGTAATCACTTACAAACCAATGGCGCGATTGCGCCATTGGTGTATCTATCGTATAGCAAGGCTCACAATCTAAAACGAATTTCTTTTAAGTAGACAGCACAGCTTTTCGCGTGAGAAGGCACAGCTTTCTGGGACAAAGAGGTTTACAAAGTAGGAAATATAAATACACTAGGGTCCCAAACGGTATGAATATAGAAAATTTAACAGAAGAAGAATTAAAAGATATTATACTGCAAAAGCAATTGCAGTGGATCAAGTTATGCCAGGATAATTTTATTATTTTTGCAGAGACTGTTTGGCAAGATTTTATTTATAGAAAAACAAAGGACCCAAAGAAGTATGGGCACCATCAAATTATAGCGGAAGCTTTTCAAGAAATAGCTGATGGTGATCAAAAGAGGCTCATCATTAATATGCCTCCTAGACATACTAAATCTGAATTTGCATCTTATTTGTTTCCTGCTTGGTTTATTGGAAAGTATCCAAAGAAAAAAATTATGCAGGTATCACACAACGCTGAACTTGCATCAAGGTTCGGTAGTAAGGTTCGTAACTTAATGAACACCAAAGAGTATAAACAAATATTTGGTAATGTTCAGTTAAGAGAAGACTCAAAAGCAAAAGGCAGGTGGGAAACCAATCATGGTGGCGAATACTTTGCAGCGGGAGTTGGCGGTTCTATTACAGGACGAGGGGCCGATTTGCTTATTATAGATGATCCACATACTGAACAAGACTCAATGTCAGATTCAGCAATGGAACGTGCTTACGAATGGTATAGTTCAGGACCCAGACAACGTTTACAACCCGGTGGCCGTATTTGTGTAGTCATGACTCGTTGGGCTACTGATGATTTAACAGGAAGACTCGTCAAAGCACAAAGCGAACCAAAAGCAGATAAGTGGGAAGTAATTGAGTTCCCTGCAATATTACCAAATGATAAACCTGTGTGGCCTGAGTATTGGTCTAAAGATGATTTAGATTCTGTCAAAGCTTCTATCTCAACAAAGAACTGGAACGCTCAATATATGCAGGACCCAACTTCAGAAGAGGGTGCAATCATCAAAAGAGAATGGTGGCAAGATTATGATAAAGATTACCTCCCTAAATTACTTCATGTTATCCAAAGTTATGATACTGCATTTTCTAAAAAAGAAACTGCCGATTATTCTGCTATAACCACCTGGGGGATATTTGAACCAAATGAAGGTTATGAGAAGTGTATAATACTTCTAGATGCAATTAAGGGTCGTTACGACTTTCCAGACCTTAAGAATGTAGCCCTTGAGCAGTATCAATATTGGGAACCAGAAACTGTTATAGTTGAGGCTAAAGCCTCAGGACAACCCCTAATTCATGAGTTAAGACGTGCAGGAATACCTGTAATTGATTATGTACCTGCCCGTGGAAGAGATAAGCATACACGTATAAATACCTGTGCACCTGTATTTGAATCTGGTATGGTATATGCACCTTTAGAAGAACACTGGGCACAGGAGGTTATTGAAGAATGTGCAGCGTTTCCTAACGGTCAGTATGACGACTATGTTGATTCTATGACCCAAGCTGTGTTAAGATATCGACAAGGTGGATTTGTAAGTACCTATTCTGATGATTGGGATGATCCCCCTATAAAATTAGAAAAGGAATATAAATATTATTAGGAGAATTTTATGCCATTGAGAAAAATTGACGAGAGAGAAAAAACAGATGTAGGGAGAAGTACAGATCTAAGGAGAAGAAAGAAAAAAGCTGGACCAGGAGGAACAGCTAGAGATCCGAAAAAGCCAGTTAAACCTCAACCTAGTCCACAAATGGCACAAAAGCCAAGAAGATTAAAAGTCGATCTACTAAAGGGATCTATAGATAAAAATTTAAAAAAAGTTGAAGCCGAAGGCGGTTCTCCAAGATTAATTCAAAAAGGTGAAAGAATGCGTAGAGCCTTAAATAAATCATTTGGAAATGTTCGTAGAAGAAGTGAATATGCATTTCTTACAGGCGGACAAGCTAAGTTAGATAAAAACAACAACAATAAAATTGATGCACAAGATTTTAAAATCTTAAAAGCAGAGAAAGCAAAAGGCAGAGGCATGGGTCTTCAAGATGAAAAGATGAAACCAGGTAAAGTCATGAAAGCTAGAAAAGGTAGAAAGTTTTTTACAGCCAGAGTAACTGGTGACGATGATTCATTTAACAAAAAAATGCAATTACAAAAAGAAGGTGTGATTGATAAAAAAACTGGTGCAGGTAGAGAAAGATTAACTAAAGCTGTTAAATCCGTTAAGTTAGGTAAAAAACTTTTACTTCCAGTTGCAGCAGGCATTGGTGCTGTGCAATATTTAAAAAAGAAAATGAAAGAAAGAAAAGAAGAGCCTAAGAAAAAAATGGGTGGTGGCATGATGCAACGACCTATGCAATATAAAGCAGGCACAATGATCAAAGCCAGAGGTGGCGGAATAGCAAGATCAAAACCGACAAAAATGTATTAGGGGGATAAATGTCCCTTAAGAATATCTTATTAGGGGTAGGCCGTAGGGTATTCGGTAAGAAACCAGATCCATCACCGGCCACCGGAAAATCACAAAAGCTTCTAACCTATGAGGGTCAAGCAGCACAGGACACCGGAAAGAATTTAGCTAAACAAGAGCTTAAAAATCCTCCTGTTGTTTTAAAAAAAACTAATCCATTACATATGGGTGATAAGACTGCACCTGCTTTTGGATCTTCTACATATGATTGGATCATGCGTAAGGGTAGAGGAGAATTTTCTGCAGACGAATGGCTTAACCATTTAACTTCAACAAGAAAAATGAATTTTAAAATCTTTAATAGATCTGCATCTAAAACTGTAAGAGAACCAAAAAGATTTAAATATGATTCAGGACCATTCCAAGGCAAAGAAGTTTTGATTAACAAAGAAGAATTATTCGATTCTAATTTAGCAATATTTAATGAAGCAGGAGATCTTACTGGTGGTTTACTTTACGCAGCTAAAAAATTTGGTTTAAATTTAGATGCTAATCAATTAGGCGCAATGATAAAACTTAATCCTGTAAATAGATTAAGACCAGTAGAATTAGGTATGCCTAAAGGCGCACAAGAAACATTTGATCGTGTTAGTCAAACAGCTGCAGACCAGTTAAAAACAATTAAAAAAAATTATTCATCATCAGTAATTAGAGGATCAGATGAAATTACAGAAGGTATAGATGAAGTAATTTATAAACTCGGTGGTTTAAAAAATAGTGTTGGACGAAAAGAATTAGCAGCTTTTGGTGATGAATTAAAAATGGTAAGAAACAATGCCAGAATGAGACCAGAAGATAGAAAAGTAATTAATAAAGTTTTAGGAGAAGTAAATGAAGCTGCAGCTCCTATGCAAAACTCAAAAACTTTTTATAAGGGTGAATCTAGTTATACTCTTCAAGGGGGTAAAGATTATAGAGAAACTATTTTTATTTTAGATGATCCTATAAAATCAAATAGAAATCCTTTTAATCGTGGTGGACATTTCAATGAGGTTTTACCAGCAGAAGCAAATAATTTATATCATATTAGATTTGATACAAGGTTCACACCAGAAGGTAAGAAAGTATTCATGATAAATGAAATACAATCTGACGTAAATCAATCAGTTGCAAAAGGTTTATCAAAAGCAAAACAATTGTCTGGGGAAAGTAGAACAAATCCATTCCAAGCAGATATTGAGATGAATTTACTTTCACAAAACAGAAGTAAATTAATGGACGAAATAAGTGAGGCAACTTTAAAAAGACAACCAATAAAAGTGAATGCTCTTACAAAAGAAATGAGAGATATACAAACTAAAATGGATAATGTATTTCGTAGCTCTGGAAGAAAAGACTTTGATTACTTTCCATTGGTTGAAGCAGACGCTTATGGTGATCATGCATTAAAGTATCTTGTTCAAAAAGCAGCAAGAGAAGGAGTTGATTATGTAGCCGTTGCTCCTTTTAATAAGTTAAGTTTTAGACAAGGGTATAAGGCAGGTAACGAAAGATTTTATGGATACGCGACTGGTAAAGGAATAGACAAAAAAGGAAAAGCTGTAATGCCAGATCTTATGAAGAGGTTAGCTACTTTTTACAATTCAAAAGCTGGCCCAACAAAACTAACGTTGTCTGATCCAAAATTAACTTATAAAAGTGTTTCTACTGAAACATTTAAATATCCTGATAAACATTCATTAAGTGGTAAATCAATCAAAAACACATTTCATGAAGATGCAGTTGCAAATCCTAAGAAAGGCTATAAGCTAATTCAGGACGGAGATCCGAGGTTGTATTTTGATGCTTTTGCTATTAAGGTGAACCCATTAATGAGGAACACTCAAAAAACTTACAAATCCCAAGGCGGACTTGTAGTAGATATATTTAAACCAATAAGGTACAATTAAAAATGGCTGTAGAAAAGAATAATGAAATCATCGAAGAAGAAGCAAAGGTAGAAGAGGTTGTCGAACAACCTGAGGGATTACCTGTTGATGTTCAAGTAGAAGGTGAAGAAGTTATGGAGGAGGCTCCTAACGATGACTTCAATGCAAATCTTGCAGAAGACATGGACGAGAGAACTCTTAGAACTATGGCATCTGAGCTTACTCAAGAATACAAAAAAGATAAAGGTTCAAGAAAAGATTGGGAAGATGCTTATATTAAAGGTTTAGATTTATTAGGAACTAAATATATAAAT